ATCCTGAGGACACACACATTATTGTAAGCAGTGACACAGACTTTGTGCAATTGGTAAGTCCTACTGTGCATCAGTATAACGGTATTACTAACGAACTTATTAAACTTGACGGTGTTGTTACAGACGAAGACAAGCCTGTTATTGATAAGAAAACAGGCGAGCAAAAAGTTCCTGCAGATCCACAGTATCAACTGTTTAAAAAGTGTATGCGTGGTGACGCTACTGATAATGTGTTTAGTGCATATCCTGGTGTGCGTGAAAAAGGCAGTAGTAAAAAAGTTGGATTGATGGAAGCATATGCTGACAAAGACACAAAAGGCTTTAACTGGAACAACCTTATGCTACAGCGTTGGACAGATCATAATGGTCTAGAGCATCGTGTGTTAGATGACTATGAGCGTAATGTAACACTGGTTGATCTTACTGCACAGCCCGCAGAGATCCGTGACTATGTAGATGATGTTATCCGCGAACACAGTGTTGCTAAAAACAAGCCTATGGTAGGCGCACACTTTATGAAGTTCTGCGGCAAATGGGATATGCAGCGTATTGCAGATAATGCGCAACAGTTTGCTGAATGGTTGCAAGCAAACTATGTGGAGGAACAAAATGGAATTCGTAGCTAAACCTGTACTGGAAGATAAGTTTTGGATCTTAGAAGATAATGGTCAAAAAGTAGGCACTATTCGTAGTAATGAAAATGGTGTAACACTCACTGTTGGTAAAGAGAATCATAGTTTTAAACAGTTGGAAGAACTAAAGCAAAAGATGAAAGTTAGTTTCACAGGCAAAGAACTTGTCAACAAAGAAAAACTAGAATACGATGTACACGGCTATGCTTGCAAGACACAGCCATACAATGCAATCTTTGATCTAAAGCGTAAACTACCTCTTTATACAAAAACAGAAGCAAGTCAAAGTTTCTTCTGCGCAGGCTATTATGTTGTGCATTGGGAAGATGGTAGCCATAGCCCAAGTTATTGTCCTAAACTTATTACACTAAGTCGTTACGAGTTTGATGGTCCATTTAAAACTAAAATGGAAATGCAAGAAACACTGAGACGAGCAAATGGCTAGACCGCAGTTTCCAAACTTAGATAGACTAGCACACGGGTGTATGAACTTGCGCAAAGACAGTATGCCTGTTAATGCACAGGATGCAAGAGGTATTGCCAACGATTACACTCGTTTGCTAGAATACATTACTGAACTACAAGATACTGTAATAGAACTACAGAAAGCACAAGATAGTGTAGTAGAAGTTCAGTTAGACGGCGATACATTTTAATAAACTACGCATATTTCTGGATAAATAATATTAGCATATTATAAGTGAGATCCAGAAGATGAGTAGACCTAAGCCTACCGTAATCTTAGAAAAAGTCGAAAAAGAAACATACAAAGCAGAACAAGTGTTAGCAAGCCAAGGCATTTGGGCAGTTTACTACGACAAAAAACCAATCAACTTAAAAACATTTAATATGCTTATCAGCTATCCAGGGCCTAAATACAAAAAGGTTTCCTTCTCCAATCCAGGACATGCTATCAACCTAGCAAAAAAACTCAATAAACAGTTTCAAACAGATCAATTTACCGTTGTGGTACTAGACAAAGGTAAGCAGATTTATCCATGATATGCTTACCAAGGATCAATACACGCAAGCATTCATAGACAATGATCCCAGAGAGTTTCATCTTAGACCAAGTTTTCAAATAGCATACATGAACTGGTGGCAAAACGCTAGACGTGATGGCGGGTTTAGACTTACGCAAAAAGGTTGTCTTCATTGTATTGATAGACTACAACTTGAATACTTTGAGATAAGCATAGAGGAAGTAGAGCCAACAGGACGCTTTCTTTTAGATCTTGACAGATTTATCAAAACACCGTATTATATAAGAGATATAAAAAAGCGTAGCAGAAGTATTATTTTGTTCGATAAAAAGACACACTTTGCACTTACAATGTACAATGGTGATTTTCAGAAGTTTATAAATGCACACAAA